GAACTTCCTATCGAAGTTAACGAAACACTTATCGTCGAATTGTACTCCAAATAATAACTACAGTTCTACGAATGCACAAAGCACAGTACTTATGCGTATAGGTACTGTGCTTTTTCTTTTAAAAATAGTTAAAATTTGTGTGCGTTGCTCAACTGTTGCACAACCTTTAACTAAATGATGATGGTATTTTATTTACTTCTTCGATGTACTGCTCAATCGTTTTATGTGTGTACACATCTGCAGTAATGTCTTTACTTTGTGTGTGGCCAACGATAGCTTTTAGAACGTAACGATCCATTCCATAATTACTGGCCAAGGTTATGAACGTATGTCTAGTATCGTGTGGTAAGTGGTCAGATATACCGACCTCTTTACAAAATCGTTTTATTGGCTTTCCTAGGTACTTTGAAGTGTACCCTTGGGGGATAAGTGTATCAGATTTAGAAATGCTCGCCTTGGCGTAAATTTCGCGATAAAAAGGCATAACGCAGTCGGCAATAGGTATCAATCTATCCTTGCCGGCTTTTGTTTTTACACCACCGATGATGTAGCGCTCCTCCAGGTGTACGTTTTCAAGCTTTATGGATAGTAACTCTATCGGACGCATACCGGAGTAGATATACATTAATAGGAGCTTGGCTATATCCATGTGAGCATGTTCCCATATGGTTTGAATTTCAGCCTCTGTAAATGGCTTGTGTATGTCTGACTTCTCGGCCGGTTTTAATTCTAGGAGTGCTGCATAGTTCTTAACGATGATATCGTTCTTAATAGCAGACTCAAAAGCGCCATTCAATCCTTTTAATATGATAGCTATAGATGAACGACTTAAATGGCTATTTTCATCGATTATAGCCTGTAAGTGCACGAGTTTAATCTCTTGTATAGGTTTATTCCAAATCGAGGTTAACTTCGCTTGTGCGGTCGAATATCCGCCTTTTTTGACGTCTATTCCTTTTCGCTCTTTGTCAGCTATCATCCAACGCCAACATTCACTAAATAATACCTTCTTCGTCTCAAACTTCTCTGGGTAGATACCATACTCTGATAACGCGTCCCATGCTTCTTTTGATTTAGCATAATAGCCAATCGTCTTACGCTTGCACTTGCCGTTCTCATCGTAGCCAATAGTTACGACTGCACGGTAAGGCTTGCGCAAGGGCTTATGTTTCATTTTATAAACGGATCCAGAACCGTTGGCTCGTTTCATGGCCATAAATATCCTCCTTGTCATAGATAGCATGGAGGTAGTATAATATGTGTACAGGTAAAACTAAATACACCACCCCGTGCTATTTGGTTTCAAGCGGCGGCATCGTTAATTCGGTGTCGCTTTATTTTTTTATTTAATTAGACTTAAATACTAAGTTATTTTCTTTATCGATGATATCCGCTATCTTTTCTGCAGTAATAGGGATTTCAATTTTATCGCCGTTGCCGTTGATGAACTTAATTGTATACGGTGCGTTAAGCACTACATTTTTAGGGAAAGCGTAATACACGATAGCATAGCTATGTGGCATTGCGTCATATATAACTGAGTTCATCTGTTCAGGTATAATATACTTACCGTCTTTTTCAATAAGTAATCGCTGAGATGGAACTTGTTGAGCTACAGTACCGGCTAATGGGTTCTTAAGATGCATTGCATAAGTGGCAATATATACATAGTCATTGCTATTTACTACTGCACTCTTAAATGCTTCTCCTGGAAATATTAGGCGCTCGTCTTTAGAGTATGCAATGTACTTTGCGATTGTGCCAGGTGTAACTAATACGGCCGCACCGCCTGCGCCACTCCGAAGTTCAACACCGTAATTGACAGGATTTTCTAATTTGCGGTCCGTCTTATATGATTGGCCAACACTCCATATTTTGTTGTACGTATCCGAAGTTACATCGATAAACTGTGTGGCAAAAGAAGTACTTACAGATAGGCTGAACATAACCATTAAAGGCAATAATTTACGCAATTTCATTTTTATATCTCCCTGTGTTAAATAATATGATGATAAAAGTCGATTCCGTTAAGGTCGCCATCTTCAAGTTGAGACAGTCTAACCATACGCTCGACTAAATTAACATGATGATCAACATAAAAGTCATCATGAATAATATGACTTAACTCATGCTTTATTTCCTCCCTCATGCGTTCATGGGGGAGGTTTTTATTAATGTAGATATTATGAGTATCTACATCCTCTGACTCTTCAGAAACCGCTTTAGCATTTGGTAAGTCACAATAAATTAAATTAATAATCAATAATATCACTCTCCCTTGTAGATATTACTTATGCTTGGATTTTAAGAATTCAATGTATTTGACTGTTTCTTCCATGTCCTCCTTACTTATATCCTTAGCGGCAGAGAAGAGCATACGGGCCCCTGGTCGTGTGCGTAGGTACTCTGCGAACTCAGCGGCTTCTCGGTCTGTGTAGTAGCCTTCGGTGTATTTCTCTACCAATTCAGATTTAGGAACGCCAAAATAGTTTGCCAATAATTCTATTTTATCAATTCTAGGGTATGTATTCCCCTTTACCCAATCGGTAAACGTAGTATACTTTAATCCTAAATCAGCGCATATTTTATTGCGATCAATTCCGCGACTATCCATTAGTCGTTGAATATTCTCAGCCATAATAGCCTTGTTACCTAAATCACTCATAAGAACCTCTCAAATCTAGAATATATTAATTAATATACCTATATATTACGAAAATATCGTAATAAAATCAATATTTTACGGAAATTTTACGATAGTTTAAGTTTGGTTTATAGACATTACGGATAAACCGTAGTAAAATGATGACTGTAAACAAGATGTGAGTATCGAGAAAGGAGGTAGCTTATGAAGTACACATTAAAGATGTTACGGGCTTCAAAAAACTGGTCTCAACTTGAGGCATCTAAAGCAATTGGTGTATCTGTTGATACTTGGGGGAATTGGGAGCGCAAACGCTCTTACCCTGATGTTCCTAACATAAAAAAAATACAAGAAGTATTCGGCGTAGCGTACGATGACATTATTTTTTTATAGTTGATTACGGTTAAACCGTTACGGAAGGACAGACAGATGAAACAGAAAGAATTTGTAGTAAGGATGTTCGGCGATGCAATCTCCGAGCGAATGAAAGAACTAGAAATGACAAAAACTGATTTGGTACGTGCCGCCGAAATCTCACTACCGACTTTGCAACGTGCACTAGAAGGTAGATCAGTCCGGATGGATACTGTAGAAGCAATTTGTTACGCACTCGAAGTTAACGACGATAGAGATTTCTGGGAAACGGATTATTACAAGCCGGCGCTTGACCGCATATAGGTGAGCACATGTCAAAAGATTACTTACAAACCATCATCTATTTATGCCTCGTGTTAATCACAATTGGTTTGATAACAGGAGTTTGTTTATTTCTGATTATGGTAGTTGTATTCACGGCTACAACGTTGTAAAGAGGTGCTGATTATGATTACAAAAACAATCGCTGTGAGCCAAATGGCCACGGTACTGGGGTGGTCGCTAACCGCTGTTCGCGAATGCATCGCCCGAGATAAGTTCAAATTTGCTCAATGCTGGAAGACCGAAGGGAAAAAGGGCAGAACCTTTTCCATAGATAAGGACGGTTTTAGACACTACTTATCTAATACACTTGGATGGACAGACAGTAAAATCGATAAAGAGTTTAAGGAGGCGCACATCGTATGAGCAGAGCAGTTATTTACACAATTAGAGTTGTAGCAGCATTACTAGTTGTTGGTACTGTAGGCTCTATTGAAATAGACCGCATTGATATGTGGACCGGCTTTTGCCAGGGGCTACTTGGTATCACACTTTGGATTCTCTCCGGTTACTGGATTGAGGAGTTAAAAGAGTATGGCAAAAGATAAGTTCTGCAAAGTATGCAATAAGAAAGTCAAAAGCCCATATACTAATTGGTCCTACTTAACCGGCGAGCCACGCATTGTGTGTGACAACTGCAAAGAAATACATCCAATCGTTAATAGATACCGGATGCAGACCAAGATAACTCTTAAACACTGATAAGGAGGTGATTAAATTGCGAGACTGTACAACGTGCCCTAATAGAGATTACTGCATTCCTGATGAGTGCGAGCACCTGGGCACAAAAAAAAGCACCCCAAAGCACGGCAATGCTAAAGGGCGCATAGAAAAATATCCATTTAAAGTATATCACATAGTTAAACCGAAAGGGAATAGAACAATGATCGAGTTAAAAATTACAGTAGACAAAGCAGTTGAATTAGAACAAGAAGTGAAAGACCTATACCAATCTGTTGTAGGTACACCTGTTAAAGAAGTCGAAAACTGGACAACAAATGACGTTAAGCCAGCTAAGAAGGAAGCCCCAAAAGTAGAAGATCCTGCTCCTAGAGCTGTGCCGGTTAAAGAGGAAGCACCAGCTCCTAAGGAAGAAGAACCAGCTCCAACTGTGGAACCTGAAAAAGCAGTACCTAGCCTTGAAGCAACTCGTGAAGCAGTAAAAGACGTAATGGCAAAAGCTACTGATAAAACGAAAGCAAAAGGTGAATTCAAAGCCTTCTTAGATAGCATCGGCGCTGAAAAGGTAACGTCTGCTACCGATGAACAACGTATTCAAATTATGGAATGGGTGAATAGCCGTGGCTAAGAAACACGCCTTACTTGGTGCTTCAAGTAGTGCCAGGTGGCTAGTATGTACACCTTCGGCAAGACTCGAAGCGCTGTTCCCCGATGAACAATCGCCGTATGCTGCGGAAGGTACTGTAGCACATGACCTGGCGGAAGCAATTCTCCGACATAAGTTAGAGGGTAAAAAAGCCCCTAAGCTGGATGACTACTCTACTGAAATGATAGAAGCGGTTAATCGATATGTCGATATTTGCGAAGAGAAAGTAAACGAAGCTCGTGCTCGTTCCGCTGATGCGGAAGCCATGATTGAAGCACGGCTCGACTTCTCTAGATGGGTGCCTGAGGGCTTTGGTACCGGCGATATGGTTATCGTAGCAGATGGCATCCTGGAAGTAATTGACCTGAAGTATGGCAAAGGTGTTCCTGTTAGCGCCGTTGAAAATACGCAAATGCGACTCTACGCATTAGGTGCCTATGATGTCAACGAGTACTTGTACGACATTAAAACAGTTCGTATGACGATCGTTCAGCCAAGACTCGATAGTGTGTCTACCGACGAAATGTCACTTGAAGAACTTCTTGATTGGGGCGAAGATATCAAACCAATCGCACAACGTGCCTGGGAAGGCGTCGGCGAATGTACACCTTGCGATTACTGTAACTTCTGTAAAGCACGGCACACCTGCCGAGCATTAGCGGATACGTGCCTTGCTACCTTCTATAAAAACGGTGGCAAGCTCAATCAGCTACTCACTGACCGTGAAGTATCTGACATCCTTGCGATGAAAGATTTAATCACAAAGTGGATTAAAGGTGTGTATGATTTCGCTTACGAAAAAGCACTCGCAGGCGAGAAACAATGGCCGGGCTTCAAATTGGTAGAGGGTACATCAAGACGTACAATTACGGATCCAGAAGCTGCAGCTAAAACATTACTCGATAACGGCTACAAAGAAGAGGACATCTTCAAACCACGTGAACTCGAAGGTATCACGAACTTACAAAAGGTACTCGGTAAAAAGGGCGTTGCCGAATACCTAGAAGCGTATATCGACAAGCCTGAAGGCAAGCCTACGCTTGTACCTGAAAGCGATAAACGCCCAGCAATTAATACAGTTGAAACAATGATGAATGAATTTGAAGATGAGGTATAAGAGATGAATAAAACATTAACAACAGCACTTGCAATTTCCGCGTTAGCAGTAAACGTAGTTGGCGCAACTAGTAATAACACAGTAGGCGGTACAGATAATACTATCTCCGCAACATCTACAAGCTCCGCAGTATGGGGCTTCCAAAACAACATCGACGCTAATAATGCGTTAGCGTTCGGTACTAACAATACTGTAACTGGTGAAAATGGCTTCGCAGGTGGCAATAACGCTACTGCAGCAGGTCGTAACTCCTTCGCCTTTGGCTCCCATGCTGAAAGCTTGGTGGAATACACCGTGGCAATCGGCAATCAAGCTCGCGTGTCTAGCTACGATAGTGTGGCCATCGGCAACGGGGCCTTCGTGTCCGGTGAATCCAGTGTAGTGCTCGGCCGTACTAATAACGTGACCGGAGAAAACTCCGTTGCAGTTGGTGCTAACAATGGCACCGTAGCAGGTGGTCAGTCCGCCGTAGTTGGCTACAACAATAAAATCGGTGCTGACAAAGAGCAATTAGTGTTCGGTTCTAACTCCGAATCTAATGGACAAGGTGCTCTTACATTTGGTACTCATGCCAAATCCTTAGCCACTGACGCCGTTGCATTCGGTAACAATACAATCGCAGATCGCGCCAACGCGGTGGCTATCGGCACCAACTCGGTGACCGACGACGCCGTGGGAGTTGAAGGTATCACAATCAATGGCACTAAGCACGTATTTGCTGGTGAACAACCAGCAAGCGTAGTGTCCTTTGGTTCTAAAGCCCGTGCAGGTGCAGGCGGAGTAACTCAGTACAACCGCCAACTCACGAATGTTAGCGCCGGTCAAATCTCCGCTGATTCATTAGACGCTATCAATGGTAGCCAGCTTTATGCGGCTATCGATGAAATCGAAACAAACGCTAAACAAATTAACAAAAACAAGCAAAACATTAAAGATGTGGCAATCGGTTTGAACATGCTAGGCGATGTAGTGAACGATCACGAACAAGCTATCGCTGGCAATACTACCGCAATTACTAACAATACTAACCACATCAACGGTAATACATCTGCTATCAATTCCCTTGGCCAAAAGGTAGCTACTAATACAGCTGATATCCGTGTACTTGAAAAGGTAGCGGATAACCACGAAGGGCGCATTACTGATTTGGAACATCGTTCTACCAGCATGGCTAATGACATTAACAACAAAGTCAACAATCTTGGCCAACGTGTTAACAAATTAGGCGCAAGCTCCGCAGCACTTGCCGGCTTGCACCCATTAGACTTTAACAGAAATGATAAAGTCAGCTACGCTGTAAGTTACGGTCATTACCGTAACAGTAATGCAGTAGCGCTCGGCGTATTCGCTAGACCTAATGAACGTATCATGCTTGGCTTTGGTGCTACTTTAGGCGGTGAGAACCAATACACCGTAAACGTAGCATTCAAAACTGGTAAAGGTTCTGACTATGTAGCAGAAGCCAAAGATGCGCAAAGCCGTATTTCTAAACTCGAAGCACTCGTAAACAAATTAATGACTGAAGTAGAAGCTAACAAATAATTCATTTAAAGAAGGAGACCGTAACAATGGCTAAATTAACAACTGGTATCGTAAGACTTTCCTATGCAAACATCGCTCAACCTCGTAAAAACGACGACGGCAAAGCAAAATATAGTTCCCAAATCATTATTGATAAAACCGATAAGAAAACAATCAAAGCATTTGAACGCGCGATTGAAGAACTTAAGGCTGATCCAAAAGCAGTAGCTAAGGTAGAAGGTAAAGCAGCATACCTTAAATTGAACTTACGCGATGGTGATACAGATGAAGCAGTAGCTGACCAACCTGAAACATACGCAGGCAAGTTCTTCATCAACGCTAACAGCGATAAACAACCTATCGTATTCACTCGTGACAAAATCAAGATGGACCAATTCGACATTGAAGAAGAAATCTACTCCGGTGTATACGCGCAGGTAGCATTATCCGTATTCGCTTACAACTTCAACGGTAAAAAAGGCGTAGGCTTTGGTCTAAATGGTGTTCGAAAAGTTAAAGATGGCGACCGTCTCGGTGGTGTTCACGTATCTGCTAATGACTTCGGCGATGACGATTTAGGCGATATGGACGATGACGATTTAATCTAAGGAGGCAAATATGGAGCTAAGTATTGATGTGGAAACGTATTCTAACTGCCCAATTAAATATGGGGCCCAGCGATACGTTGATGATAAGACATTTGAAATACTGCTCTTTGCCTATAGCTTTGATGATGAACCGGTCGAAGTAATTGATATGACAAAGGATCCACTGCCCGATAGGGTGGTGGACGCTTTGTATAACAAGGAAATTACAAAGACCGCATTCAACGCAGCATTTGAAATGCTTTGTCTAAAAAAGTACTTCCCTGATGCGGATTACACGAACTGGGAATGTACGTCGGTACTTGCTTTGTACTGTAGCTTACCGGCAAGTCTCGACAATGTGTCTAAAGCTTTACGATTAGGTGAAGCCAAAGACGCGAGAGGTAAACGCTTAATTCAATTCTTCTCCGTGCCACGTAAGCCAACTAAGACGAATCCTAAGACACGAAATATGCCAGAGGATGCGCCTGAGAAATGGGCGGAATACATTGAGTATAATCGCCAGGACGTGGTAGTAGAAAAGGCAATTCGTAAACGTTTACTTCCATTAAAGCCCCCTGCTATCGAGCACGAGTACTGGCTACTCGACCAAGATATAAACTGGCGAGGCGTGAAAGTAGATATGGAACTCGTCGATGCAGCGCTTGCCTGCAACGACGAAATCGTGGAAGAAGCTACCGAGTCATCTAAACTATTAACCGGATTAGAAAACCCTAACAGTACCATGCAACTTAAAGAGTGGCTAATGGCAAGACTAGGATATGATCTAGAAACAATGAGAAAAGACGATGTATCAAACCTCTTGACGCAGGATATCCCCTCTGATGTTCGCAAGGTACTGCAAAATAGACAGGTGCTCGGTAATTCCTCCATCAAAAAATACTTGGCCATGAAAAACGCTGTATGTTCAGATGGTCGCATCCACGGCATGCTTCAGTTTTATGGGGCTATGCGCAGTGGACGATGGGCGGGTCGTGTAGTACAACTACAGAACCTCCCTCGTAACTACCTAGAAGATTTAGACACCGCTCGGGAAGTCCTTAAAAGTAGAGATGTAGAAATGCTAGACCTACTATATGGAAATCCTGGCGACGTGATCAAGCAACTTATCCGTACCGCTTTAGTGGCGGAGGAAGGGCACCGATTTATTGTAGCCGACTTTAGCGCTATCGAAGCCCGTGTTATCGCCTGGCTCGCTCGTGAGCAGTGGCGCCAAGATGTATTCGCTCAAGGTGGAGACATCTACTGCGCATCCGCATCAAGCATGTTCCACGTACCAGTCGAGAAACACGGTGTGAATGGCCACCTACGGCAAAAAGGCAAGGTAGCTGAATTAGCACTCGGCTATGGTGGCGGTGTAGGAGCTATGAAAGCGATGGATTCTAAAGGAGAAATTCCTGAAAAGGAACTACCTGGTATTATCGAAGCATGGCGACAAGCTAGCCCACGAATTACGAGATTTTGGAAAGATGCAGACAGCGCAGCAAAACAAGTAGTGAGAACAGGAGAACCAGTACGAATTAGACAAGGCAATATTAAATTCTTTAAATCGAAAGGCTTCCTGTTTATCGAATTGCCGTCCGGTCGACGACTTGCCTATGCAAGACCTAGACTTGGACTCAACAGGTTCGGTAGTGAATCGATTGAGTATGACGGTATGGATCAGGTTAAGAATACATGGGGCAGAGTTGAGACTTACGGCGGAAAGCTCGTCGAAAACATTGTACAGGCAGTGGCGAGAGATTGCTTAGCCGCATCAATGCTACGACTTTCTAAAGCGGGGTACAAAATAGTCGCCCATATCCACGACGAAGTGGTTATCGAAGCGCCAATAGGCGAAGGCAGTTTAGAAGAAGTTATAGATATTATGTGTGAACCTGAACCCTGGAATAAAGGGCTCATATTAAACGCAGCAGGGTTTGAGAACCCTTACTACATGAAGGATTAGGAGGACAATCCGTATGAAACTCTCAAAACAACAAATTCAACAACAACGTGAAGCAATCGACGCTTTATATGAACTTGTAAAAGAAGCGCCAGCAAGTGAGCGTAAAGACTCTGCTATGGCATACTGCGAAGGTTGTATCGCCGCTTGTGATTTAGGTCTTAAGGTATTAAACGGTAAGAAAACAGAAGCTCCTAAGGCTGAGGAACCGCCAAAGACAGAAGAGCCTACGGTTACGGAAGAACCAAAAGCAGAAGAAAAGCCTAAGCGTAAACGTGCATCTAAGAAAAAAGAAGAACCAGTAGAAGAAACCTTGCCTGTAGTTGATGAAGCACCTGCAGAAGAAGACGATTTAGACGATTTGTTATAAGAAAGGATAGCGCCTTATGAAGGTCTTATTCAATCTACAAGTACAACAGCTGTACGACCTAGTGCGGCGCAAACAAGTAACACCTAACACTCCGGCGAGCCACTACCATGTGGCTTGCGGACACTCCTTTAGTAATTTGTGGCCTATGAAGTCCGGCGGATTTGGACTTGTGACAGTTCCTGAAGCAGATTCATTTTACTGTCCGATGTGCGGAGAGCAAATCAAGGCAAGCGGTTATACTGCCGAAGTTGGATACCGAGGTACGGTTCCTATTTCTCTTGATTTATCGATAATCGACAGAGGTAATGTCTTGGATGTGCAGTTTGAGTACGACACTGTATATGCTGATGGCGATACAGGGATGATCTACAAAGGATATAAGTCTCACGTTGTCGATGTATTACGGTTTGACTTCAAACGTAGAACCGCCTCTATCGTACTTAAGAAACGCTCACGCAGCGATGTCGTCGAAAAGTCGACAGTCTCTCCTTCTGGTTTTAGAAATGGTCTTTTACCTTTACTGTGGATTGTGACTACTCCAAACTGCAGACTGCATAACTGCCAGGATGAGCTGAAACGCTTTGCTAAGGTATTAAAAGATGTATTCTTTGAAAAACTATCCAAGGTAGTGGGCTATAAAGTCAAATCTATTCGGCAGGGGATACAAGTTACTAACAAGTACGGAGCTTTAGATAACCTACTTCATAACTTAGTATGGAAACTAGAAGCCCCTGACGCTCCTGCTATCAATGAGGACCTTAAACGAGACTATGACGACTTCTATAACAGAGCTTTCCCGTACGAGAAAATCGGCATGAGCGATGTATTAGCATTAACTGCCAATAACAAGCCTTTTGTAAAAGCGCTGATTGAAGTACATAACTTGCCTGACACCCGATGGGCTCGACGGTTACTACACGATAGACCTTTCTTTTACGCTAAAGCGATTAAAGTAGTGTCTAAGTTATTTAGAAACAGAGACTACCAAAAGGCATTGTTAGATGTTATTAAAAGTAACTCTGATGATACAGGTTATATTCAATCGTGGCCAATATGGAGAAACGATCGTGACTTAGATATCATTAGTAAATTTGTACATATCTTAGGGCACCAATATGGTGAACGCCAGGCGTTCTTATTCATTCGGAATGCACCGTCTTACCAAGATGTTCGAGATACAGCGAATATGTATTTTGAATTATCAAGAACTAGACGTAAAGAAGTTTGGGAGAGCCGGATTCAAGTACGAAGCTTACACGACACCATCACGAGAATGCAAAAGTTTGACAAAGTAGAAGACGAAATCATACAGCAACGAAAATCGCATCGTGTACTAGCTGATATGGTTAACGGCTATCGATTTATGGCGATTGGTTCTACTCACGGCATCATTGATATGGGTATTCAGCTTAACAACTGCGTAAGCTCTTATATCAAGAAAGTAAAAGCTGAAACCTGCGCTATCGTAGGTGTGTATAAATGTAACGAGCCGGTAGCGTGTATTGAGGTTAATCCGAATAGTGATACGGATAACTTCGTAGAGATACACCAGGCTAAACTTAAAAACAATCGTGGCGTATATGAAGACCACGCTATCAATGGGGCAGTTAGTCAGTGGGTTACCTCTCATGGATTAAGCGTTCCGGCGTATGTACGAGATATCCAATTTGCGAAGGGAGGAGCGATGTAATATGGATACACAAATCATCATAGCTACGGGCAGAAGTCGCTCCGCCCGTAGCTGGAAGTCTCAGAAAATGACTTGGAGTGCTTTGGCCAATAAATTGGCTGAGCCTACTGTAACAAATGAAACGGCTGCTGAATACGCCAAGATGTCTAAAGCTGATCAAGGCCAAAAGAAAGACGTCGGTGGTTTTGTAGGTGGCTATATTCCTAAAAATGGTAGACGAGTAAGAGGCTCTGTTAAAGAGCGGTACTTGATTACCCTTGATGCGGATAATCCTAGTGAGGACTTTCTATTAGACCTCGACATGGAATTAGGCGGAATGGAGTACGTGCTCTACAGTACACACAGTCACACGGATGCTAATCCTCGCTATCGCGTAATCATACCTGTCGATAGAGCGATGAAGCCTGATGAGTACCAGGCAGTCTCGAGACGGATTGCAGATAATATCGGGATTGAGTCTTTTGACCCGTCCACTCACCAAGCTGAGCGGTTAATGTACTGGCCGAGTCATCCTAAAGATGTTGCCTACGTGTATCAACGGGGAGAAGGCAACCTAGTATCTGTTGATCAATGTCTAAGCACATATCGTGACTGGCGTGATACGAGTCTTTGGCCAACATCGGAAAAGGAATCACAAATTCGCCTTGATGCGGCCAAGAAGCAAGGCAACCCGTTAGAGAAAAAGGGTTTACTTGGTGCCTTTTGTAGGTGCTACAGTATCACAGAGGCTATAGCGAAGTTTCTTCCCGGTGTGTATGAGCCGACACAAGTTGAGGACCGATATACGTATACAGAAGGCAGCTCAGTAGGTGGTTTAGTTATCTACGATAACGATACTTTCGCTTACTCCAACCATGCAACTGACCCGATTAGCGGTAAACTTGTTAATGCATTTGACCTGGTTCGCGTCCACTTATTCGGTGCCAAAGATGAGGGCGAAGACCCCGCGACTGCAGTTACTAAATTACCAAGCTATAAAGCCATGATAGACTTCGTCAACGAAGATGGCGCAGCACCAATCCTGCTCGACAAAGAACGTATGCAGGATATGGAATTTGACGATATCACAGACGAAGACGAGGACTTTTTATCTAAACTTAAACGTGATAATAAGGGCAACCCTGAATCTGACGTGTTCAACTGCTTAATGGTTCTTAAACATGATCCTCTACTACAAGGGCGTATACGTCTCGACGAATTCGCACACCGCTTAGTCGTAATTGATGATTTGCCGTGGCGTGGTAAGGACGAAACCCCTTACTGGACGGATACCGACGATGCGTGCCTACGTAACTACTTTGCTACGAAATACCTTATCAAGGGTAAGGGGATTATAGACGATGCCTTGCAGGAAGTAACGCAAGCTAATAAATTCCACCCGGTACGTCAGTACTTAACGGGTTTAACTTGGGACGGTGAATGCAGAGTCGATACCCTCTTTATCGACTACATCGGTGCTGAAGATACCGAATATATCAAAGCCGTTACCCGTAAATGGATGTGCGGTGCCATCGCACGAGTAATGGAGCCTGGCGTTAAGTTTGATACGGCGATTGTGTTATATGGTTCTCAAGGTTTAGGCAAGTCCCTTATCTTGGAGCGGTTAGGTCGTAAATGGTTTAACAACTCTTTGGTGGATATCAAGACCAAAGATGCGCTTGAACAAATCCAGGGCTCATGGATCAATGAGCTTGCTGAACTCGCCCCCACCTATAAGAACGATAATGAAATCGTTAAGGCCTTTATCAGCCGTACCTCTGACCGGTTCCGCTCACCTTATGGTAGACGGACAGAAGAGTATCCTCGCCAGTGCGTATTCGCCGGTTCTACTAATAATCTTATGTTCCTTAAAGACCGTACAGGTAACCGCCGATTCTGGCCAATTACTGGTGATAAAGACCGGAAGACAAAGAACGCCTGGGAGCTAGCGAATGAAGAAATTGACCAATTATGGGCGGAAGCGTTCACGTATTGGGCAGAAGGTGAACCTCTTGTATTAGAAGGCGAACTCGAAGAAGAAGCCCTTAGAATCCAATTATCCCACACTGAAGGTGGTGAACTCGTAGGACTCATTGAGGAATACCTCGAGATGGAACTACCTGAAGATTGGGAGTCTAAAGACATCTACGATCGTAGGGAGTATATCCGTAATTATGGTGATGACGATTATTGTGGTTCAGTGCAGCGGGAGCGGGTTTGTGCCCTCGAGATATGGTGTGAAGTAATGGAGGGTGACAGGAAGAACCTGCAGAACGCGAAGGCAAGAGAAATCATTGACATTCTACAATCTATTAAAGGGTGGAGCCCTTATTCAAAGAGCGTTGGGAAGATGCGCTTTGGCAAATTATATGGCGTTCAAAGAGCGTTTATCAGGGATGAATCTAATCTCGAGAAAAAGGCAAAATCAATTAAAAAAGAACGCAAAAATTAGTGTTGCCGATTTTTGTTGCCGATTAGCTGATTTTCTTATATTGAGGATTATCGAAATAGTTTTTATACACGCCTATACATCGATGAATTTTGATATAAGCTAAAAAATCGGCAACGGCAACACGTGTGGCAACAAAATCGGCAACACGATTAGCATAGATAATATCTGATCTAATTACTATTTGTTGCCGATGTTGCCTATTATTTACTATTAATTAAAAATAATAAATATATGAATAAACGCTTGTATACGTATACACGTAAAAAACACGAATACGCGTATATATATGTTTACGAAAAAAAACGGCAATATCGGCAACACAACCCCGATGAAGCCACATTTTATATAGGCTGAGGCCTGTTGCCGATTATTTATTGAGAACGAGGTGAGAACGATGGAAAAAGACATTGAACGATGGTTAGGAAATCAACTCAAAAAACTGGGGTGCATATATATGAAATTCGTGTCACCTGGAAATGATGGCGTACCCGATCGGATTGTTATACTTCCCGGAGGTAGTGTTATCTTCGTTGAGTTAAAGTCCACACAAGGTAAGTTAATGGCTAATCAACGGGTTCAGATTTCACGACTGCGTAAGCAAGGCGCCATAGTATTTGTCCTAACCGGTAAGCTAGACGCTAAGTTATTTTTAGATGATATAGAAAGGGTAATTCATGGACTTTCATCCACATGAGTACCAAGAGATTGCCATTCAACGGATAATTGACCATTCGCACTATGGCCTCTTATTAGACATGGGCTTAGGGAAGACAATCTCCACGTTAATTGCAATAGAGAAACTTATGTATGATAGCTTTTCTATCAAAAAAGTGTTACTTATTGCACCTAAGAAGGTAGCAGAATCTACATGGGCCCAAGAATCGCAAAAATGGAGTGCTACAAGACGTTTAACGGTGGCTAAGGTGTTAGGTTCAGAGAAAGAACGTATACACGCACTCAACAGCGAGTCTGATATCTATGTGATGAACCGTGAAAACGTGCAGTGGTTATACGACTACTATTTCGAAAAACCGAAAAAGAAATTCCCCTTTGACATGTTAGTGATCGATGAAAGTTCTTCATTTAAGAATCCACAGGCTAAACGATTTAAGGCTATGCGTAAAATGAGACCTCTCTTTAAGCGTATTGTCATTCTAACAGGCACGCCAGCACCGAATACCTTAATGGATATTTGGGCGCAGATGTATCTATTAGATGGTGGTGACAGATTAGGTAAAACTCTTACCGAGTTTAGATGTCGCTACTTTACGCCGGACAAGACAAACGGGCACGTCGTGTATAGCTACCGATTACTACCAGGCGCCGATAAGGCGATATTTGGTAAAATCCAAGACGTTTGTATGAGCTTAAAAGCTAAGGACTATCTCAAACTACCTGAGCGTATTGAAAACGTAATTACTGTAGAAATGAGTCCTAAAGAATGGGCGCTGTACAAAGAAATGGAACGTGAGCATGTACTTAGTATTGTAGACGATGATGATATAAGTGCCTTAAATGCAGCATCCTTGGCAGGAAAATTATTACAACTGGCCAACGGTTCTATCTATAATGACGAGGGAAACATCGTAGTTGTACACAACGAGAAAGTAGAGAGGCTAAAGGAATTAGTAGAAACAAATGAAGGGAAACCGATGTTAGTGTTCTACAACTTCAAACATGATCTTCAAGCAATTAAAGATGCTTTCCCTAAAGCCGTCGAATTAAAGACCGATGAGGACGTAGCTGAGTGGAATAAAGGTAATATCCAAATGCTATTAGCACACCCCGCATCAGCAGGGTACGGATTAAACCTGCAAGCGGGGGGCAATATCATCGTATGGTATGGGCTGACATGGAGTCTTGAGCAATACCAACAAGCTAACGCTAGACTACACAGACAAGGACAAACACAACCTGTGATTATCCACCACCTAGTAACAAAAGGCACGATGGACGAGCAAGTTATGAAAGCGTTAGAACGTAAAGAAGCAGGGCAGGACGCCCTCTTAGAAGCTATTAAGTATCGTAAAGAATTGTATAAGGAGTAAGACTATGCAAAAGAAATGTAGACGATGCGGAGATACATTTACAGTATCCACTCACGAGGACTACTGCCCGGAGTGTGAAAAAGTAATGACACCGCCTGAAGCTGGTTATAGTAAAGTGATTACTTGTGAATCCTGTGGAGAAACATTTACACACAGAAAAGACAAGTCCGCAGGTCGTTGGCCTAAGTATTGCCCTACTTGTGCCGAGAAGTATTCTAAACCGTATAAGAAAGAGGAAGACGATAAGAAGTCAAAACTAAAACAGACACTGCAAAAAGAACTTGACGCAGTACAGAAAGAGGACGTGATAAATCATCCACCGCACTACACACGGGGCAAGATTGAAGTTATCGACTTCATCGAAGACCAACAATTCCCGTACCACTTGGGTAATGTTATTAAGTACATCTCACGTGCAGGTCATAAGGGCGATAAGTTAGAGGACTTAAAAAAAGCCCAGTGGTATCTAGCAAGATATATCGAACTGATTGGCAGTGACGATACCGCAGTATAGGTGAGCCTATGAATAGATCATGTACTGGGAGTAAACACCCTGGAGTTAGAAAGCTACAACGATTACTTAATAGTCGTAGACGCATGAAGGACATTGAGTCACATCTGCAACGCCTAGAGGTCGAAGCACAAGATGAAAGGTCTAATACTCCAGAGCAACAACTTAACTTAAACACTGCGCAGAACGATTTGACAGAAGAGTTCCGTATCTTATCTAAAGAGCGGTACGAACTGTGGACACATATATGTAAGGTACCTAATGACGTCGAGCGTACATTCCTGGAGAACAGATACTACTTTGGAATGAGCATGAAAGAGGTCATTGAGGACATGAATTATAGTGAAGCACAAATCTATAACATCCAACGGAACGCAGTGAAAAGCTTTTGTCAAGTATTTTCTAAAAATAAATAAAGACAATATGCAATTAGAGGTAACACTTATGATAGTCTACAAGTGTGGAGCAGAGGATACCAGGGAAAGTCCTCTACTACCACATACTGTAGGGTACGTTCATAGTGAATACCTTTCTTGTACAACACCTCCACAGGGCTTTACAGCACAAGAAGTATCATTAGGGACTACGCACAACCACGTAGTCCCTTTTGCTTACTTCTCCAAAAGTTCGACCATTGACCTTTTGTTTTTTATTTTGAGAATGAATGATAAAAAGGTACTTCCAAGCGATAAAACCAGCGGTGGTCGGCTCCGCGCGATATTTGTCTCTGTGTAGGAGAATTTTTACGGTTGAAAGTTTATTTCCAAAGGACAGAAAGGAGAAGACGTGATGGCGAGTGAAAAACCACGTGTGAAATTTAATAAAGCTGGTGATTTGCTAGTATCTAGTGCGCAATTGTGCGACCTTCTTCGAGTAACTCCTGAGATTATTTCAAGGCACCATAAATCAGGCATGCCTAAAGCGGCAACGGGTTGGTGGAACCTCCGTGAAGTTCTCGTATATCTTGGCCAAGCTAAGGCAGATAAAACTAAAGACCAATCGGCAGCAACGCGAAAGCTAATTGCTGAAGCTGACTATAAAGAGTCTCGCGCAGCACGTGAGAAGAAATTACTCGACGTGTTAAACGGTGAGTACGTATCTCGTGCAGACGTAGCCAAAGAATGGTCTGCTCGTATCTTAGAGTTGAAGTCCTCGCTCATAAAACTTGGTAAACGAGTAGGTAGTGAGTTCACGGATCCAGAAGAACGAGCGACGGTAGAAAGGGTGGTGAGCGAAGTTGCCGAAGACTACCTCGAAAGTTACTCGCGCAAAGGTGAGTACACGCCGGAAGTCAAAACCGGTAAAAGTAGAGCCAAAAGTTAATTGGTTCCAAGAAGAGCTCGACGCATTTAAACCACCGGAACGATACACCGTATCAGAATGGGCTGACAATTTCAGGGTGTTAACTAATATATCCGCAGAGCCTGGTAGATGGAGAACCAATCGGACTCCATACCTAAAGGAGCCTATGGACAAGTTTACAGACCCTCTGATTGAACAGATTGTACTGTGCTTCGGTGCACAGATTGGTAAAACTGAAGCAGAGCTCAACATGATAGGGTATGCGTTAGACCAAACACAATCACCAGTTATGATGGTATACCCAACAGATACTATCGCTAAATTTGCCAGCGATAAGCGAGTACAACCGATGATTAAGTCGGTTAAATCTATTAGTGATAATTTTGACGAGAATAGTAAGCTACTTGAACTGGATTTTAACAACGGCAATTATATGGTACTGGTTGGTGCGAACTCACCAAGTAACCTATCAAGCCGGTCTATCAAGTATCTATTCTTCGATGAAATAGACAAATATCCCGCCTTCTCAGGTAAGGAAGCGGATCCAATAAAACTTGCCAAGGAACGTACTAAAACGTTCGTTGATAAGAAAATAGTAATGGTATCCACGCCTACCGTTGAGTCGGGTAATATTTGGCAGGCGTTCATGAATGCAAATGAGCGCAGGCAGTATTACGTGCCATGTCCACATTGCGGAGTGTCACAGACCCTCAAGTTTAAGCAGATAAAATGGCTGGAAGAACACAACGATAATGTGGATATGATACGTGATACAGCGTACTACGAATGTGAACATTGCGGCGGACATATCCACGATAAGCACAAAATGGAAATGTTAAGACATGGAAAATGGGTAGCGGTCAATGCATCGCAAAGCAAAGTCCGCTCAATTTCGTATCACTTATCGTCGATATATTCGCCGTGGGTCACGTTCGGAGACGTAGCGTATGAGTTTAAGAATTCCAAAGGTACGCCAGCCTCATTGATGAACTTTATTAATTCATGGTTAGCAGAACCTTGGCGTAGCGCTAAAACTAAAAGCACACAAAATATGCAATTTACGGAATCCACATATCCGTGCGGTATTGTGCCGGATAAAGCAGTATTGCTTATCGCTTCCGTAGACGTACAGCTCGACCACTTCTGGTGGGAAGTAAGGGCCTACGCGCCAGGTGTTAAGTCTTACCTAATTGATTATGGACAGGCAAGCACTTGGGAGGATTTAGAGGAAATCATCATTCATCGAGAGTATCCATCGGAGTTTGGCGAACCTCGTCAAATAATGAAAGCAGGTATTGACTCCGGCTTTAGAACAGATGAAGTATATCAGTTCTGTTCAAGATTTCCGGAAGTATGTATACCGCTTAAAGGTTCCTCAAACCATACTACTATGACAGCACCATACACAATGACATCATTGGAGAAGGGCGTCGTAGGCGGATTGAAGCTATACGTATTGAATACGGATTATTGGAAAGACTTCATATTCGCGAGAATGGTAAGACCGATAAACGAAGACGGCACGATCCATTTATACAAAGATTGTCCGCAAGAGTACTCAGACCATCTAAGGTCAGAGGAAAAGCAGGAACACAGAAATGTGAAAACCGGCGCGGTAACAGTTCAATGGAAACCGCTAACAAGTCATCCGGTCAACCATTTACTTGATACATGTACTTACAACGCAGCAGTAGCAGATATTGCCGGCGTTAAATATTTAATGGAGCCAGAACCTTATGAGGAGACTGAAGAGGTCCAAACATATGAGGACTACAGCGGAGGCATAGGGAATACTGGCCATTGGTTTAGATAGGAGGTGAACCATGAGCGATGTAAATGAACAACTTGAACGTGTCCGTCAGGTCATCGAGGATATCGAAACTAAAGGGTATTCCGAGTTACAGATTGGTGGTAAACGATTCAAGACGATTGACTTACCTGTACTCTATGCGCGAGAACAAACACTAATGCAACGAGTACACGAGGAGTCCAACGGATACCAAGCAGATGCATTCGTAACATGGGGTGGACGATGAACATTATTGATAGAGTAATCAGTTGGGTTAGTCCACAACGTGCATATGAGCGCCAGGCTTACCGAGATGCGTTACGTCAATATGATGCGGCATCTATGGATAGATTAAACAGTGATTGGCAACCTGCATATGGGACCGCCGAGCAATTAGCCACCGGTTCACGTGATATTATCCGTGGACGTGCAAGAGCTGCCGAGATGAACAGTGACTTAGCTGAGTCCGCAGTAATTGCGATATTACGAAATGTAATCGGCGCAGGGATTATCCCGCAAGCAAAAGTTAGAAACCGAAACGGCAAGCTGAATAACGATTTAAATAAGAAAATCGAGAAGGCTTGGGCCAAATGGGCAGAGCCTGAAAATGCTGACATAAGAGGTATTTCTAGCTTCTATGAATTGCAAGAAATGGCCTTAAGACGAATGGTGTATGACGGTGAAATTCTTGTCAATAAGACTTCACAGGGTACATACCTACCTTTATCCATCCAATTGATAGAAGCGGAGAATATCGGCGCAGTAAGTGTTACACATGGTAAGAATAACATTATCAATGGTGTTGAAGTTACCGAACACGGTAGACCAGTAGCATACCATGTGAGTCAAACTGACCCAATGGGGTTACGATCGTTTGATACAGCTCGGTTAACAACAGACCAAGCCTTTTTGTTATTCAAGCCTAAACGCCCTTCTCAGCTTAGGGGTATAAGCCTATTGGCGCTTGTACTTCGTAGAATCCATGATATTGATGAGTACATGGATGCTGATTTAATTGCTGCACGAGTGGCAGCGTGCTTCAGTGTTTTTGTAACCTCTCAAAATTCTGCAAGACAAACGTCTATGCTACCAAGAGATAGCAAAGGCAGACCTAATATCACAATGGCACCAGGTATGGTTAGACACCTAAGCCCTGGCGAGTCCATTGAGTTTGCAGACCCTAAGCGTAACGCTGGTACTGCAAGCGAATACTCGGCAACTCAGACTCGGAGAATTGCCTCCGGTCTTGGCATGAGCGCTGACATCGTAGCGCGTAATATATCTGGTAACTTCTCGGCAGCACGCCAGAACTTGTTGGAGGACCAAAAGACATTCCGCCAAATGCAGAAATTTGTAATCAGACACTTCTGTATGCCGATTTGGAAAGCCTTTATTGACGCCCTTTACTTAGCGGGTGAATTACCTTCTGACTACTTAGCGAACAAGGACAAATACCAAGAGGTAGCTTGGCTTGCTCCAGGGTGGTCGTGGATTGACCCTGTTAAGGAAGTTAACGCTAATAAGGAAGCTATCAAATCCGGTCTTACAACATTAGAGGATGTGTGTGCAGCATCTGGACGCGATTGGGAAGAAGTTCTTGAACAACGGAAACTTGAACAGGACAGAGCTAAGGAGCTTGGGGTGTTACTAGATTATTCCAGTGAGTTGCAACCGCTAACGATGGGCGATGATGACACTACACAGGAAGGAGCTGATGGCTAGTAATGAGTGAACATCAAAAGCGTAGTGTTCTTGGCAATTACTGTCGAGAAACTACTATTGACCACGTCGATACCGATAGTCGGACAGTAGAATTATCATTCTCTTCCGAAACGCCATATGGCCGTTGGTTCGGCGATGAAATCCTTTGCCACGACGAAGAGTGCATCAACCTTGAGCGCTTTTCCAATGGCTTAGGTACGGTATTGTTTAATCATGATCGTGATGCGGTCGTGGGGCACATTGAAAAGGTTTGGATTGAAGATAATCGAGGTAAAGCGCTAGTACGCTTTGACACAGATGAACAATCCGACACAATATTCCAAAAGGTACAGTCCGGTACGCTACAAGGGGTAAGCGTTGGGTATTCAATCAAGCGATATGAAGTACTCGACGAGAAAGATTCTGTATCCAGTAATGGCAGATTCAAAGGCCCTGACACATTTGTAGTAACGGATTGGGAACCTTTAGAAATCAGTATTGTATCTGTTCCGGCTGACCCTACTGTTGGCGTGGGACGTAGTGCTGAAGAAATTCATACAAGTATTGACACACAGGAGGATAACACACGTATGGATCCAAAAGAAATTTTAAAAACTGAAGAAGAAGTAAAATCTACACCAGTAGAAACTGGTATCACACAAGAAGACCTTCAAAAAGCTATGGAGCAAGAACGTAAACGTACTTCTGAAATTACTGCATTGTTCCGCGACTTCGATGTAGAAGGTGCTGACGAAGCAATCGTAATGGGCGTATCTGTTGACGAAGCTCGTGCAATGGTAATGGACCAATTACGTGCACGCAATAAAGGCGTGTCCGTAACAATGGGTGAAGCTGAAAGCGATAAGTTCCGTGCCGCTGCACAAGACGCAGTATTGATGGCTGCAGGTATCCCTGTAGCAGATGCTGCACCAGGTGCTAATGAGTTGCGTGGCTATTCCATGATTGAGTTGGCTCGTGAGTCCTTACAACGTGAAAACGTGAAAGCTAACTTTGGCGATAACATGGAATTGGCTCGTCAAGCTATTAACTCTACATCCACATTCCCAGCAATCATGTCCAATCTTGCAAACAAATCTGTAATGACAGGCTTCAACGAGGCAGAAACTACATTCCAAATCTGGGCGGGTAAAGGCTCTAACCGTGATTTCAAAGAAGCTGCACGCGTAGCATTGTCTGAAGCAGGTAACCTTGAATTAGTTCCAGAAGGTGGCCAATTCCAACAAGACTTCTTAGGTGAAGCATCTGCTCGTACTAAAGTGGCTACATACGGTAAGTTGTTCAGCTTAACTCGTCAAGCGATCATCAATGATGACTTGGGCTTGTTCTCCAAAATTGCTACTAAATACGGTTCTGCTGCGAAACGCTTGGTAAACAAAATGGTATACGCTCAATTAACTGGTAACGTTAAAATGCAAGACGGCGTAGCATTGTTTGACAACAAGCACGGTAACGTAGCAGGTACGGGTGAAGCATTATCTGTTAAAGCAATTGCAAAAGCAATTACTGCTATGCGCCGCCAAAAAGGTATTACAGGCGATGCTACTCTTAACATCACACCTAAATACTTGGTAGTTCCTCCAGAACTTGAAATGGTTGCATACCAAATCGTTAACTCTACTGCAGCAGTAGACGGTGTAAACTCCGGTGTAGTTAACCCTTACAAAGGTCGCTTCGTAGTTGTAGCTGACGCGGAATTGACTGATCCAGATGCATGGTACTTGGTAGCTGACGCATCTCAACATGACACTATTGAAGTAACTTACTTGAATGGCGTTGAAACTCCACGTCTTGAAACTCGCCAAGGCTTCGATGTAGATGGCATTGAATACAAAGTAGCATTTGACTGTGGCGTAAGCGCTCTTGACTTCCGTGGTTTATATAAAAACGCAGGTAAATAATAGGGGGATATAACACATATGGCAAAATTCGTATATGAAACAGACCGCATCAATTATGTGGCAACAGCAGATATTAAAGCCGGTGACATTGTAGAAGCTGGTACACTTCATGGTGTAGCGGTAACAGATATTAAAACCGGTGAAACAGGTGCATTGAAAGTAACAGGCGTATTCAAAGTAGATGCTAATAAAGCTGATACATACGCTGTAGGTGACGCAGTAAACTTCGCTTCTGGTAAAGCTGTGAAAACTGGTGGTAAAGCATTGGGTATCGCGGTAGAGCCTAAGACTGCAACACAAGATACTGTTACAGTAATGTTGAAAAACTAATTATTGTATTTTTAATGAAACGCGGGCCACACGGTCCGCGTTCACTCTACGAGGTATAAACATATGCTGACCTATGATGAAAGCGCCTTACTCGATGTATTTGGCGAAAAAATAACATATGAAGGTAAGCAGATTAAGGCTAGCGTAGAAATCGGCGAGTATGACGGTAAAGGTTCTGGGTTCGTAACTGGCCTTGCTGATAAAGCCAAGGTATGGGTTAGAACCAAAGACGTGCCACTACCTAAGACTAAAGATGTAATCTACATCAATGGCAAGAAGTGGTACGTGGATCATATTTCCGATAGTGATGCTAAAATGCATTGCCTTGAAATTGTGGCCAACGTTAGGACGGTAAGACCATGAGTAATTCACCAATTACCATTACTGACACCGCTACTCCGTATCTTGAATTTATAGCTCATACTAAACCAGATTGGACGAGGAAAGCTATGAAATCAGTCGGTTGGATGATGCAAAAGGAAATCAAGGCCGGTATTAAATCCGGTTCACCTGGTGGCCATAAATATGCTAACTTCATGCCACCTACAATGAGGGCACAGTTCGAGGCAGCTTTCGGCGCTAAAGTAAGGCGTGCATATCAAGATGGCGGTAAGGCGCATAGGGAAGGTTGGGGACTAAAGTCCAGAGCTCAACTTATAGCCGGTGGCGTTAAGGGAACGACAGTCGGATACACACCTCTCGGTAAGATGTTCCGAGCGGTTGGTTACCAATACGACGCCAGGTCGCAATCTGTAAAAGTAGGGTGGTTATCATCGTCTGCTAAACGATTAGGCGAACAGATTGAGCGTGGTTATACAAAACAAATCACAGAGCCGATGCGTAGGACATTATTTGCCGGTGGCTTTCAACTTGCTAAAGGTAAAACATCATTTAGGATTAAACCTCGTAAAACGTTTGGTCCTATGAGAACAGCCTTACAGCCTAAGTTGGTACCTTACCTAGAGTCTAAAATCGGTGAATATGCACTAGGCAAAAGCACTCAGTTCGCATCTAGTAGACGAGCATATAAAGTGAGGTAGCAATGCAAACTATTCCACTAGCGGTCATTGCTAACAGATGGGCGGAAGCGGTTAAGGATAATCAGAAGATTACCGACTACTGCATGGAGCACTTCGGGAAGGATCTTGGTATTTACATCGGATATGATGACGCCGGCGCACCTCTTGAAGAAGATTGCCCATGCGTGATCATCATGATGGATAACAAGTCTGAGGGCTTGGCTAGTTCTTATTCTTACACTCTACAACTCGTATGGGGGATAGTGAGAAATGAGGCAGAACGTGAAGGACGTGTAGTGAAATACACAGGAGCGTTCGAGTGTGATGAACTTGGCCAATTACTCATCGAATGTATCATGGCAGTTAACCCTAACTATCCTGTCATTAACATTGACTATGAAACAGACAATATCTCGTGGCGTCCGGTGTACCCGGGTAAAGCCACACTCACTATAGAAATACCGCACGTAATTGGCGGTAATGTTGAATATTAGGAGGATAAACATGGCAGTAGCTAAACGTGCACAAGGTGCACAATCTTCTCTTACAATGGCCTTTGAAACTGACTTTGGTACTACACCATCTACTGGTGGCGTGGTAATGCCTATTATCAGTTCTTCTTTGAAGGCTAGCCAAAACTTGAATGACTCCTCTGTTATTCGAGGTACACGTAATCCGGCGGCACCTAGTCGCGGTAACATCGATACATCTGGTAGCATTGTTCCACCAGTTGATGTATTAGGATTTGGCTATTGGTTAAAGCTAGGCTTTGGCGCTCCAACTACAACAGCACAAGGCTCCGGCAAGAAACACGTATTTAAAATTGGTCCAGATATGCCATCTGCTACCTTTGAACAAGGTTATAAGGATATTAGTACTTACCAGCAATTTAGTGGCGTACGCATGAATAAGATGTCCTTAAACTTCGGTGGTGACTCTGAATTAACTGCATCTATCGATGTAATGGGATGTAAGGAAACAATGGCAGCAGTACCATTCGATACAGCACCTAAATCCATTGTGTTCACTCCCTTCGAAAACCTTGAAGCCACCATAAAAGAAGGTGGTGTAACTGTAGCTAATGTATTGTCCATGAGCCTTGATATCGACTTTGGCTTAGATGGTGACTCTTATGCTATCGGTGGTAAAGGCTTCCGTACATACATTGATACAGGTATTGTTGGTGTATCCGGTACTATTAAAGCGTTCTTCCAAAATATGGACCTATTAAATAAAGCTGTAAACGGCACTGAGTCCAGTCTTGAATTAACGCTTACTAAAGGTACTAACTCCTTGACTATTAAATTACCTGAATTGATTTACGAACGTAACTCTCCTGGTATCGATGGTCCTAAAGGCGTAAATATCGAACTTCCATTCAAAGCATATTATGGCGATGATGCCAGTCAATCTGCAGTAGTATTTGAATTGGTTAATAGCCAAGTATCTTACTAATCTAACTCATTTAGGAGGTAACTATGAATATTCAAGGTAAAGAATTAAAACCAAGAGCCCTTACATGGACTGAACGTGATGCATTAATCAAAGCTGGTTTAGACTTCGTGTATTGTCCAGTAGATGTTGATGATCAAGTAGCATCTATTGTCCGTAGTCGTGATATTATGCGCTTCATCTTAACTGATGTATACGAACTCACAGACGAACAACTCAATACTGTAAGCGATAAGGAAGCAATGGACTTCGCCGGTAAAGTCATTACATTAACTTATCAACTACAAGAAGAAACAGAAAAAAACTAGAAGAGGCGTGGAGGTGGATGTCCTCGGATAAGCCGAAGTACTGCAAGGGATGTAAGGAATTACAAACCGCTACAAAGCAGTCCTTCGACTGCTCCGAGTGTGACTTTAACCCACCACGCCTATTATTTGGTTCAAAACTGGCTATGAAACTGTATAACCTATCACGCAGTCAAAGGAATTACCACTCAGGCGGACTAGCCGGGTTCGACTATCCGGCTATACGTACAGTGGCCGAGATAAATAACATTAACCTAAATCCGATGTTATTTAGTCTTATGTGGATATTGGAGGGATTAGAAATGGAGGCGATGAATAAGGATGTCGAATAATGTAGTAGATATCATAGTGCAACTGACCGATAAGAATGCTCAAGCCGGTTTAGAGAAAATCGCCGCTACCTCTAAGGGAACAGTTGCAGAGCTTTCAAAATTAAAGAATGAAATGTTTGCCATTGGTGCGGGTGCCGGCATTGCCGGTCTAGGTTCTAAACTCGCAAAAGAGGCACTAGCTTGGAACTTGTCAGTAAAGAAGATGCAATCCTTAACGGGTGCGACTGCTGAGCAAGCAAGTACATTCCTCTCCGTTGCAAACTATATGGGTGTAGCTACTGACGTTAGTACTGTAGCGTTCGCTAAATTTGCGAAGGCTGTATCTAACGCCCAGGATAAAATGCAAGTTGCATCCGCAGAAGGTAAACTAGCTACTGATATGTTCAGTCGGCTAGGTGTTAGCATTGATCAGATTGAGGGTAAGAATACCCTTGAAGTGTTCAAAATCATTCAAGACCGATTAAGGAACATGAAGAACGGTGCTGAAAAGACTCGGGTTGAAATGGAGCTATTCGGTAAAACCGGATACCAACTTCATGGAATGCTGAATATGTCAGCAGATGCCATGAAGCAAGTCGAGGACCGGGCACGTGCTATGGGCCTTGTTATTGACGATGAAGCGGCTAAGAAATCGGCGCAATTTAATCGTCAGTTGAAAGATATGGAACAGACTGGTAAGCGATTGGCCATTATGATTGGTCAAGAACTCTTACCGGTGGTTATGGAATATGCACAAGGTGCAATCGATTTAACGAAGTCTTATAGTAATCTAGCCACAGAGCAAAAGGAAGCTATCTCTGGTCTAATTAAATTCGGTTTAGAAGCTAGTATAGCAATCACAGGAATTCAGTCCATTACAAGTGCATTGAAGTTCATGAGGTTGGCTACTATAGCAGCAGCCGGTCCGTGGCTTGCATTAGCAACCGCTATCGGCTTAGCCGGTAAGGCACTATTAGATTATCGCTATAAAGAACAGACCAAAGGTACAGACCTCGGCGTTGATGTTAATGGTCTTAGGGCCCATAAGAACTTAAACGCACCTGGTACTAACTCCGCTTACATGGCTAACCATGACGGGCGGTATTGGGTTGAGGATAGTTCACTCTTTGGGCTAATTAAGAACGATCGCTTGGCAACGAAAGAAGAAGGCGCTCAAATCGACGCTGCTATTAAGGCTAAGGAAGCGGCAGATGCTGCGAAGAAGAAAGCCGAAGAGGAGCAGGAGCGACTTCAAAAAGAAATTGACGATGCCAAGAATGGGCTTACGAATAACGAGGCTATCAATAAGGCTAATGAAGAAGCTAGTAAGGCGGCCAAAGCACAAGAGGCAGCGGCTAAGAAAGCAGAGCAAGCAGCTGAAAAACTAGCAAGTTCTGTAGAACGTCTTAATGAACTTATTCGTAGTCTTACACTTCAATCTTTAGAGATTGATGGTAGCCAATATGAAATCGATAAGCTCAACGCTAAGAACCAATACGAAACGAATAATAAGAACATCCGTGAGATTATTCGTTCTGCAGCCGGCTTAAACGGTGGCGGTGGTACTGGCCAAGCGGCAAGTGTGCTAGATGCAGCTAATGCTCAATTAGGCAAGAAGTACGTACTAGGTGCAGAAGGTGATTGGGCTACAGATTGTGGCAAACTATTTGCCGATAGCATTAGAGCATCGTTTGGTATTAGCACTCCTAGATATGTGCCTGATATTATGCGTGATGCTAGAGCTGTAGGTGCATGGCATGATGTAGGCGACGGATACGTGCCTAAAGCAGGTGATGGTGTAGTTGTACTTGGCGATAACCACGTAGTTATTGCTGATGGTAATGGTGGCTATACTGGCGCAAACTCTCATGGACCTGGTGGCGTGGGACCTGGACAAGTACTTCAATCTAGTTCTATTGAAGGTGACTTTGGGACTGCAACAGGCTATGTAGATACAGCACTATATGCAAAAGCATATGGCGGTAATGTTGGCGGCGGATGGGGTAGCTCAGTCGATGCCTTAAAAAATGCTAATGCTAAAGCGTTGGCTAACTCCAACTTAGTAGCAGAAGCTAAGGCTAAGAACGAGGAAGTATATCAAAAGAAACTCGAAGAAGCTGACCGTAATCAAAAGATACGTGTTCGTAAGATGAACGAGGAAATCTCAAAACTTGACCTTGAACGCACAGGCGATCGCTTGCAATTACTCAAGACGGAAGCCGAAGCACAAAAAGCTCAAATTGACGATAACGTTCGTGAGTACACAAAAGCAGTAGGCGATAAGGAATTGGCTGAAAAACGAGCTAATGCCGAAAAGTTAAAGATTACTGCAGAGACGGAACAGAAAATCAGAGAGTTAGCATATACACAACTCAACGAGGACTCTGATCATCAATCTAATTTAGTAAGACTTGGACGGATATCTCAAGCAGATGCAGACCAAGTACTTAATGAACAGTTACGAGCATACATCGAATTCGCTCAACGAGAACTTAATGAAGCTCAGCTAAGCGCTACTCAACGGCTACAGGTGGAAAAGAACCTCGTTGAAGCACAGCAAAAGCTATGGGAAGCTGCCGGACGTAACTTGCGTACTAGCCTAGCAGAAGGTGCTAGACAGTACAACCAACAAGTGACTAACTATGGTGACCTAGCGAAGTCTACTTTTGATAGTACGATGAGCAGTATCAACTCTTCATTTACTAGCCACTTAGAAGCAATGGCAACCGGTACTGAGTCATTTGGTAAGGGGTTAAAGAATATCTTCAAAGATATCACAAATAGCATTATTAAAATGCTCGTTAACTTATCCTTCCAACAGTATGTACAGCCTAAACTACAAAGCATATTTGGTGGCATAGCAAACGGTATCGGCGCTATAGGTGCCGGCCGTGGCGGTGTATCTTCGTTTGCTAAAGGCGGTTCTTTCAGTTCTGCATTTACAGGTAATAGCTTCGGCAAGTTCGCAAGCGGTGGTATCGCTCCTGCAGGCATGACATTAGTTGGTGAGAATGGTCCAGAGCTCTTACAGTTCAACTCTTCTCATCGCATTTACAATGCTAGCCAAACACGTAAGATGATTAGCGGTGAAGGAGCTAATAAAGTAACGGTTAATATCATCAATCAATCTGGCCAACAACTAGATAGCCAACAACAAGAAACTAAGTTTGATGGCGAACAAATGATAGTTGATGTAGTAGTATCTAGTCTTATGACAAACAAAGGAGGTATGCGTGATGCCATTAAGGCAGCCGCAGTATAGCGTATGTTAGAATTCCCAAACATAAGATATCCGATATACCCTATCGATGAAACAACACCTGATGTGAGTCGTAAGGCTCAGGTAGAGAATATGACGATGCTAACTCATCGCAAAACTACGAAAGCGTTACGATTATATTCAGTAAATTACAAGATTCCGACTACAGAGTATGTCCGCTTAAGGAATTTCTTTGACCAAGTGAATACCGCTGAGATATTCCTTTGGACACACCCTGAAACACTGGCAAAGATTAGAGTTAGGTTCGCTGACCAACTCCATTTCTCTGCTAGTGATTATGGGATATGGACAGGTTCTATCCAATTACAGGAGGCTTAGATGTTAACGCTATCAACTGCATCAATCATCGAAAAAAATAAGATATCCTCCACTGGAGCATGGGTAATGGCTATTGAGCTACATCATCCGGAAGGGAATATCCTCCTCGTGAATAACACAGAGGATTTAACCCTAGCCGGTAAGAAGTACACAGCGTTCCCATTCAAACTAGAGGATATTAACGAGGACACTAAGCAGATGCCTAACGTTAAACTCTCTGTAGCGAATGTAACCGGTACTATCCAACGGTTGGTAGAAAAGAATAAAGGCCTCACAGATTGTGAGGTCAATATTCGAATATTCAATACTAACTTACCGGACATCATTGAACTAGAAGAAACGTTTATCATTAATGCATCCCAATCTAAAGCAGACTGGGTAGTGTTCACATTAGGCACAGACTTTTCATTCTCTCGTAGGTTCCCACCTGTTCGAGTAATGAAAGATTATTGTCCTTTTAAATTTAAGTCTGTAGAGTGCGGATACAAAGGGTACGCACAATCATGTAACAAAACTCTAAAACGCTGTCGTGAGTTAAATAACAGCGTTAGATTTGGCGGTGAGCCAACAATACCACAAGGGGGATTATATGCGTCTAACTCTAAATAACCTAGTAGGGACTCCGTGGAAGGAGTTGCCTTGTTGGGAGCTTGTGGTAGAGGTGTACAAGAGAGCTGGTATTCATCTTGAGCCATACGCAACGTATTGGCCAGATATGAACTCTCCTTGGCACGAGGTCAAGGAACCGGAAGTAGGGGACATAATTGTCATGAACCTCTACAGTAATAATGCTGATCATATCGCAGTATATGTAGGCGAAGGTAAGATGATACATTCTACTGAATATGCGGGGGTGTGTATCGTACCAATGGACAGATTAAGAAAACGTATATTAGGAGTGTACAGGCACAAGGAGGCTCAAAATGATTAGATTAGTAATTGCTCGAAACCCATTCGACCTTACCACTAGACAAGAGACTCTTGTGCCTTTTGTTGAAGGTAAAAAGCTTAACCAATATTTCACAGAACCAGGTAATTGGGTATATTCCATAAATGGTGAGTTAGTAGAGGATACCGCATCACCTACTGATGAAGCCTATGTAGTGGTATTACCAAAGGTAGAAAAACAAGTACTAGGTATCTTGTTATCTATTGGTTTGTCTATTGCAACTGCCGGTATTGCCTCCGGTGCTATATTCGGTATTACTAGCGTATTAGGTCGTACGCTCGCAGCAATGGCTATAGGCATGATTGGCAACACGATCATATCTAAATTGACGGCGCCTAAGACTGATAGTTCAAATACTGAACAGTCAGCTACGTACGGGTGGCAAGGCTCCCAAACTATAGTTGGCCAAGGTCATCCATTAGCTATCACTTATGGTAAGTGTAAAAGTGCAGGCATGCTAATATCTCGTCACGTGATAAGCGATGGTAGTAAGCAGTATCTTAACTTACTATACTGCGCCGGTGAAGGCCCTATCGATTCTATCTCTAATATCAAATTAAATGGTAACCCTGTAGGTAACTATAAGGATGTACAGGTTGATATTAGACTCGGTACAAATGACCAAACAGTTATCCCTAACTTCAACGATAACTACGCTGACCAACCATTGACTTATGAGCTTACGAATGATTGGTCTATCCATCAAACGCAAGGTAATTTATCTACTGCGTTAGAGGTGACTTTATCACTACCTAATGGTTTGTATTATTCAAACGACAAGGGCGGACTAAGTGAAACGTCAGTCACTATCGAAAGTGGCTATCGTAAAGTGGGGTCTGCTGAATGGATACCACTACCATTGAGTAATGATGGTGGCCAAGATGGTATGGTTGAAAAGAAAGACGGTAAATGGTATCGACTATTTAGTCATTCTAAAACACCGATTGATACTAGCAAGTACTCAGGTACCATTAAGGATAAATCCAATAAGGCTATTTACAGGGTGTTCAGGTTCGATGTAAAGGAACCTGGCCAATATGAAGTACGTATGCGATGCGCACATAAAGACGGCAACTCTAACCGCCATGTGAACAAAGTATATTGGTCTCAGTTAACTCAGATAGTCTATGATGATTTCATTCATCCTGGCAAGGTGCTTATCGGTATTAAGGCACTAGCTACTGACCAATTAAATGGTAATGATCCAAACGTAACATGGATACAAGAGAGAAAAACAGTATGGGTATTTAATACCTACACTGGAGCGTATGAGTCTAAACCGGCTAATAACCCGGCATGGGCTTGCTACGATATCCTTCATCATTGTCGTAAGATTGGCGATGAGTATGTAGTTAAAGGCGCTCCTCGTGAACGCTTTGTATATGACGCATTTAAGGCTTGGGCTGATAAGTGCGAAGAAAAGCATATTACATTTAACTACATTTATGACAATGCTAGCCAAGTATGGGATGCACTTAAATACGCTGAGAATGTAGGTAGAGGTAAAGTAATACCTTTAGGTACTCGGTTTAGTTGTATTTATGATTATGCTGCTACACCTACTCAGTTATTTACTGTAGGCAATATTAAGATGGACTCGTTTATGGAAGAGTTCCAAGCTACATCATCTAGGGCAAATGCTATCGAGGTATCCTTCCTTAATAAAGCTAAGGATTACGAGCGCGACGTACTTCCTGTATTTAGTGAGGAGTATGACGTGACTACATCCCTTGCTAGTCCGGCGCAAGTCGAGCTCATGGGGTGTGTTGATGTAGACCAAGCCTATAATTACGCTAAGCATTATCTAAGAGCGAATAAGTACGAAGTGCGTACTTGTACCTTCGAGGCTTTCACAGACGCCATAGCGTGCACAATAGGGGATGTAATCCTACTGCAACACGATGTGACGGATTGGGGGCAAGGCGGTCGTGTAGAGTCTGCTACAGGTAATAAAGTAACCCTTGATAGAGAGGTTACTTTTGAGCAAGGTAAGACTTACAGACTCATGGTACGTAACGCTAAAACAGATGCATTAGAGTCTTACAACGTAACTGGTGTATCTGGTAAAACCGTAACGCTTGCTAATAATGCAATCATTCAGACTGACGATTTATATACCTATGGTGAGGCAACCAAGGAAGCTAAGCCGTTTAGGGTATTATCTATTAGCAAGTCCAACTCTGAAATGACACGCAAAATATCCTGTATTGAGTACTACCCTGAGTTGTACGCCGGTGATGATGGATCAGTGCCAATCATCGACTACACAACAAAGTCTGATGTGATTAAGGTTATTAACTTAGTATTACTTGCTGACGTTAAGACCTTAAAGGACGGCACTGTACTCTGTGATATCAATGGTACTTGGCAACTACCAAGGGGTAAAGTGGCTAAGAATATCATCGTTTATTACAAGCCTGTTACTACTCAAGAGTGGCAACAGTTCAAGGTGTTAGATGGTAGCGCTACTAGCGTTACTATTCCAAGCGTAGCGACTGACGTCAACTACGACGTTAAGATTGTATGTACTAATGATGCAGGTACTGCTTATGAAGGTGTAGAGCGTGCAGTGTATGTAAGTGGTAAGGAAATACCACCGGCTACACCTAAAGGCTTTAAAGTAACCCAAGACGCAGTAAATAGTAGTGTACTTCACTTATTATGGGAACCTAATACAGAGGCAGACCTACATGGATACACGCTATACGATGGCAATGATGTAGTACTCATTAAACATATAGGCGGTACATCCTACTCGTACTTCATTCCTAATACTGGTAATTACCAATTCAAACTATCAGCTGTTGATACATCCGGTAATGAAAGTGGTAAGGCTGAAGCACGTATTACGGCGACTGTATCCGCTGAGAGTGTAGCTACACCAAATGCACCGGCTCGTGGTGAGGTATCAATCGCTAAGACGATTGTTGCTGCATGGGACCCTGTAGAGAATACCTACATTGATTACTACGAAGTGCGACTTGATAGTAATGTTGGCCAAGCTACAAATAGACTTGCCAAGACTGCAGATATTCGCTCTGAAATTAAGTTATCGGCTCGTAGAGGGGCGG